AAAAGAGTACTGGGTTCCTCGTCTCCTTTCAGAGTGCAGGCGTCCATCTTTTTCGCGCTAAAATAACTATCGCTGCCATCTGTGAACTGAGCGCAATACTCTCTCTGGAAAGAGTAATGGGAGGAGCCGCCTTCTGAAGCTTCATCAATGATAGTTTTGTCTATCATCTCCTTGGGTAGTGCTTCGTAACCTAACTGAGACACAAAATATTTAGCTTCCATAGAGCTATCCTTATCTTCTATTTTGTTTATCCATTCTTGGTAAGTTTTATATAAATTTTCAAAAGTATAACTAGCAGAAGATAGAGCTATCATTTTAGAAGTGTTTTCGAACTTGGTTCTCTCCTCCTCTTTTATTGCACCTTTCTTTATTAAGTCGTCCTCCATTTCCTTTATCTGCATTCTCCTTGCCATGTCCTGAGGCGCAACTAGGAAGGGCATTAAGACGTTTTTGATTATATCTTCTGGTAAAAGAAGAAACTCATCAAGCACAAGTATGTTAGCTCGAAATCCGCGAATCTTCTCTCCACTCAACGGGATCGCCGTAATTGTTCCGTTATTTATTTTCCATTCGTACTGGTCGTTTCTTTTAACTTTAGCCCCAAAGGCTTGAGCTAATAAAGCTGCCTCTTTCGTCTCTACTATTTTTTCTATATTGTTAAAGATAAATCTTGCCGTACGGAAAGTCGGGCCAGCTATAAGTATTTTCGTATTAGGTTCAAAAATGCACTGAAGAAAACAGTAGACCGCTGCTATGAAACTTTTACCACAACCACGACCCCAGACACACATGCTGAAATTTCTATTAAATAACCCCCTTAAGGTTATTTCTTGGTATGGAGCCAACTTTATCCCGCTTAAAAGGTATGTAGTGAAATATAAGTTGTTTCTGAGAAATTCCGCTAAAGATATCTTCGCTTCTTTGTCGTCAAGAAAACCTTCCAGTTTTTTTAATCTGGAATTTACGTCTTCTACTTCTATTTTGTATTTTTCTGGACAAGACCACATATCATAAAAGTTTTAACTCATAAGCTAATTGCAGGTCTATATCCTTATAGTTCGTGCCGGAGAAGAATAGTTTTCTCGTTAACCTTGTAGCTTCTGTTCTACCTTTAGCGAAAAGGAATTGTACGTTTTCATGTTTCTGAATTATATCTCTAACGTTTCTCATCACGTACTCGGGAGTAACCTGTACTTTTTTAGTTACGTATTTGAGATAATTAAATTTCATCATGTTGTCTAATGAATTTTCCACGACTACAACTACGTAAGCATCTTGCTCCTCCGCTCTCTCTAATTCTCTGCAGAATCTATCGCATCCTCCCGTAAACGTACCTATAAAATCTTTAGTCTCTTTTCTTTCTACGTAGCATTTGTTATCTTCTTTGTCAAGCCAATAGTCGGCAAATTTTAAACCTTCTCTTCTTGTTTGGTAGTTTATATTTAAAGGTTTCTGCTCTCTTGTATCGATTACTATTTCGTAGCCTTCTTCTATTTTTTCTTTTATCTCTTCTGAAGGAAATTTATTAAACCTAGGTTTTAAATCGAGTTCCGAACACAAAGAGTAGAAGTCGCCAAATAGTTCTTGGTAGTAGTGAATCGGCGGCATCATGGTGCAACGCATCTCTACTTGTGTTGGAGAATAGTTTAGCTTTCTCCTATCTTTCCTCTCTTCAATGATTTTAGTACAAAATTCTTTGGCTTCTTCTTTAGAGGTCTCCTTCAACCATTTTTTCATATTAACTCTAGAGTTAAAATAGTTAGAAAAATAATAATTTTTGTTTTTAAATTTTATCAACTCACCTGTAAGTAAATCTCTACGAGGGTAATATTTTTGATAATATTCGGCCATTCTTATTTTGAATTTACGCAAGTACCTATGAAGTTCTTTTTCTGTTTCAAACTTCGCTCCATCTATTTTACAAGTTAGATCAACCATTGATTGCCTCCTCTTCTGATATTCCAAATATTCTAGCTTTTATTTGATCCATTGTTGATAACTCATCAACTGAGTCTTTAACGACTCTCTTTCTAAGTTCCGCTATTCTTATTAATTCCTTTCTGCCTTGCTCTTCTTTCCAAGTTTCTATTAAGTTAAGAATGCTTGCGTTATCGTGTATTTGCTTGCTTAGTCTATCGCTTCTTTTTTGTTTTAGGTCGCTTAGTAGTTTATGCTGTCTGTTTACGCATGAATTATATTCGTTTTGAGCTGTGCTTATTGCTTCCACCAAACTCATGGATATCCTTCGCCCTTCGTTGTCCATTGCTGTTTCGTCTAATAGATTCTGGAGCCTACCTACTCTTCTTTGGATGTTTGATGCTATAACGACCTCCCCGGAAAGAACTATGTATTGGTCAACTTCTTCTTGAGTTAAGTCGGACTTATCATGAGTATATCTAACAAAAGAAGACTCAAAAAGCTCCCTGTCTGTCTCGTGATTATAGTTGCTTATTTGATGCACAAACCTAAAGGTATGTAAATAGCCCATTAGTTTATCTATGCTCTTTTTTTGCCTAGGGGTTATTTTTTCTTTATCTATCCCACTGTCTAAGATATACTTGTTTATTTTACTGAGTACTCTATCTGGATGTTTTGGGGGTTTGTATTCAAATGCTGCCCTGTTTACCTCTTGCTCTTCTTCGAAATCTTCTCCAGTTAAGCTTTTGCAGTACTGAGTGACCATTCTTACTTCTGAACTTAAGCTAGTTAGAGACTCGTTTCCAAATAAGATTCGAGACATTTCAACGTACTTCATTGTGTCTCTATTGTTTCTGATAAATTCCTTATGCTCTTCTGTGAGTTCTGGCTTATCTACTTTTTGGTATTCGCTTGTCGGTATGGCGCTAAGATCTATCTCGCTTAAAAAAGCTTTGACAGCTCGCCCTTCCTTGCTTCTTCCGTCTTTACCTGTAAAGCCTGCTACATTTTGTATTAAATGAATCAAAGAAACGTTTACGTTTTCCTGTCCGGAGATAATCGAGTCTTTAACCTGTGTTAGGTTTCGCTTCTGTTCTTCCGTTAGTGTGTAGTTTTCGTTGTTCATTACCAATCTATTTCGTCTTTCTCTAATATTTTTTTTGCTTTATTAATGATAGACTTCTGTATATTTTTTATTTGTTTGTAGCCGGGATTTCTATTTTTTTCTGTAGTTTTGAAATTTAACTTTTTAGCTATATCTAATTCTGACTCGTTATTTATGTAAAAACTTTGGTACACTAACCATTCGTTTGGTTTTAGTATTTGTTTTAGTTTGTTGTGTAGTTTAGCTATGCCGTTACTTAAGTTTGGCTGGTCAGCTCCTTCATTCACTTCGTTTCTATGGTTCTCAAGAGGAAGAGCCATCTTAACATCGTAGGCTGACTTTTTTTTCATAACCCACCTTTTGTAAAGAGGGCATTTTGAGTCTTGAGCGCCGTATATGGAGCAAGAAGAGTCCGGTTCCGCTGCGGCGCACCTTAAGCAAGGTTTGCAGTAGTTTGTGTAATTATTTCTTACTAAATTTTTGAGCTGATTAGATATAATCCTGTTCAGCCAAGGCAATATAGGTTTAGTTTGATCATAAAGATGCCATTTTTTAAATATATGTATCTTTAAAATTTGAGAAATATCTTCAAAATCCATCCAAGCGATAGATGTTAAAGTCCATTTCCCTTTTCTTTTTTTAATCTCTTCACTAATTATATCTATACTGTCTTCAAATTTAACTTTCGGCTGGCATTTTTTAATTCTCTTTTTCGCTGGCATTTTCGCTACTTTCAGGGTTTTCCTTAGGCACAGGAGATACTAGGTTACCTAAACTTGAAATAATTTTGCCTCCGAAATAACAGCTTTCCTCTTCTAGCTCTAAAGGAGGTATATCTCTTGATATTGATATTTGCTCTTCTGTGAGTTCTTCTACTTTTGCTTCAACTTTCTTTTCTTGTTTTTTCCCTTTCTCTTTTTTACCTGTTGACAAGTTGGTGCCGCAAGAAGAACAAAATTTAGGCTTCTCCATTAAAGTTTGTCCTTTTTTAAGGATCCATTCGTTAGAGCTCCCACAGTTTTTGCAATAAGTTACTTTGATATACTTTGGCATAATTTTTATTTTTAGGTAATATGTTATTACAACTAAACATAGATTTAACATAAAAAAAATGTTATGGCTAATTATACTTTCACAAACAATCAAGGGGTAAAATACAAAATGCTAAAGAAAAGGCCCCACTATAGCTATAATGCAGATGGCTTATGTGACCCACCTGATTACAGAGGACCCAAGATACACATAGCCCCAGACTTAACGCCAAAAAGAGAAATGGCAGTTATGATAGAAGAAATAATGCATGCGTTTTTTTGGAATATATCCGAAAAGGAAGTCAGAAGATTCTGCGGAACCGTAACAAGAATCTTGCATAAAGAAGGCTGGAGACAAACAGTAAAAACAGAACCCTCAAAAGAATGGAGCGGTCATGTTAAGAAGGCATAGTAGTCAAATCTTTAAATTTAGTTACTAAAAATTTAACTAATTCTGATCTCACTACGTCTTGCTCCGTGAACTCAAAAGTGTTTATACCAAATTTTGCGCTCTCCTTGTCTGTAAACAAGCTCTCTATTCTTTCGAATCCCCCTCTGTGTCCGTTCTTTAGGTCAGTCTGAGCCGGGTCAGCTAGCACAAAACATTTGGAACCCATACCTAATCTAGTTAATACTGTTACAATTTCCTTAAGAGTACTGTTCTGGCATTCATCGAATATTAAACACTTGGAGTTCCAGCTCATACCCCGACAGAAATTAACAGGATAAGTAGATACTCTTTCATCCTTCTGTAGTTTTTTTATCACGTTGGGGCAAACCAATTCTTCCATTTTATGCAAAAAGGGAAGATTATAAAAATGAAGCTTCTGGTCAGCGTCTCCCGGTAAAAAACCCATTCTGGAATCAGAGCTTTCTACTGCCGACCTAATATAAACTATCTCAGAAACTTTTCCTTCACTAAGTAAATGCAAGGCGCAGTAAACACTAAGAAGTGTTTTAGAGGACCCAGCGGGACCTTTACCGAAGAGAATTTTAGATTCCTTGCTTAAGGCTATTTTAATAAAATCTTTCTGCTTTTTAGTCCACTTGAAGTCTTCTATGTGAAACCTTTCTCTAGGCCTTATAGGCTCCCTTTGGAGAGCTCTTCCTTGAGGGTTATCCAATTCGTCTAAAGAATTGGCCAATTGGTCAAGTCTAACTTTAGGCATGATATTATAACTAACTTACTCGTCTTCTCCATCCATTGGGGCTATCTTCTTTTCAAGCCTTAAACCTTTAATGTCTTCATTTGCTATATCTACTCTGGTTTTAGTACCTGCAAAATAGAAAGTAGTGGATCTTAACCCAACTCTTACTACCCTACAGGATCTTCCACCCATACTGTAGACATCATCAGTTTTTATTCCGCCGAAAAGAGACATGGATACAGCAGCTGCGAAGCTAGTTATAGTCTCTTTGAAAATTAAACCCGCTGCTCCCGCAACGAGTAACCAACCGTATTCGCCGATAAAATTTTGACCGACATTTGCGATTTGATCTTCCATACTATAAATATATACACTGATTTAGCCAATAGAAGTGTAATTATTTGTTTAGAGATGGATGACATAAACTTGGCTACAGACAAAATCCTTGCTCTGGCCCATAACACCCCTGAATTTCAACAAGCAATAGAGCAATTAATGGGCTCGTATGGCTGGCTTGTGCTTTTAGCTTTTTTAGGTATTTTGTTTAAAGATGCGATTCATAAAGCTGCAGAAGGCTTTTTAGTTTGTGTAGGTAAAGATTTCTGCAATGACGACGTATTGTATATTTCTGGAAGACAAGCGCGTATAGTTCGCGTCGGTTTTCTTAAAACGATTTTTTACATGACCGATAGAGGGACTAAAATGATCGTCCCAAACGACAGGTTAAAATTACTAGTTATAGAGAAAAAACTTCCCCTAAA